TCGAGTTGTTGTTGCATATTGGTTTCATTAAACCTTAATGCACTTTGTACTTCCGGGGGTACACCTGTCCCAAATGCTTTAAAGTGGGCACCCCCTAAAACATATTCATTATTTGACTTTGTTTTAATCCTTGTTACAGTTGAATCATCCGTATGTGTTTCAACCCTAGTATCCCCACCCCAATTGCTGCGGAAAGCATCTCCAGATGGGCGGTTGTAAATCAACCAACGCAGGGCACGTATAATTGCAGTTTTGCCACAATCGGATTGCCCTGTAATCACGTTCACACCCTCACTAAAATTTAGTTCCGAACGTTTGTGGCTTTGGAAATTCTTTATTAAAAGTGTTTTAATCATTCTACTGTTTTTTTCAAGATATCAACACAATCAAATAACCTTACCAATTTTTCTTCTTGTTTAACAGTAACATATTTATTTACTGTTATTTTAACAAGTTCATCCGGGGTTATTGATATATCTACTGTAACAACATTATCAAATTCAATACCTATTATTTCACATACTTTTTTTGAAAGTTCAATTCCTTTTGTTACACCATTCATTTCAATTTACATTTTTCAAAGTTATTCTATTATTAAATAAATTGCAACTGCTTTTGTTACAATGTTTTTATTGGTGTTTTCATCATCTATACTGCCAAATATGTATAAACCCCTACGTTCATTGTATTTAGCAAATGGTTCTCCATTGTACCACATTGCACACAATTCTAATAGTTTTGGGCAAATGTATGCTGCATCCATGTCAGTCATTTCACTTTAAAATTTACGTCTGCAATATTCTGCCATTAATATCCCATCAGCATCTTTGTGCTTTGTAATAAGTTCTGAGTGTTGGGGAAACAATCTGCAACCTATTGTTTTGGAATCTACCTTTAATTGTTCTTTTACTGAACCATTTGGTAACAATTCCTTTTGCCACTTTTTGCTGTCTTCATATTGGTACGGTATTTTTAATACCTCAATTACATTTAAAGTGGTTTCTAATGCACGTACAGCACTTATGGTTGCTGCAAATCTACCGGGATTAACCATTGGTCTTTCAATCAAGCACATCATAGGTGGCAAGTCACATTCTACAATCACTTCTGCGAGTTTGTACAATAAATCACTGTAAATAACCCTTGTGATATTACCTTTCTTTTTTGTGTAATTTTGTTCCTTTTTTACAGGAATTTTAAAGAACCAAGTTTTGTTCCCCCAAATTGCCCCAATTGTCCCAGTTACACCATTATCAAATCCAAAATACAATTTGACATCCTTAGTTGGTATATCCGTTTGCTTGTTTTTCCGTGTTCTTTTTATAAAATTAACACGTTTATTTCCTACTGATTGTTGTTTCATAGTTTTCTTCTAACCAATTTGTGTATTCTACTTTCATTCTCCTATCCATTGTTGGGAATGCTGTACCTAATGAATAACCATAATAGGCACAAAAGTCATATATAGATTTTGGAATTCGTCTGCTCATCTTTGTTTCTTTTTACGTTCTATTTTAAATTCATTTTCAATTTGCTGCCATAAATCAATAACCGTTTCTTTTAAAACTGATTCTAATTCATTATCTTCTATGGCAATTACAGCTTCATTCAGTGAACGCCCTAATTTAATAGGTTCATCATCTACCATCAATACATAACTCGTTGCACCTGTATATTTTTTTATGTATTGTAAGTTAGCACGGATGTCATCAATACCATAATCAAAGTAAATAATCAGGGGTGCTTTGCGGTATGGTGCATCAATACTAGATTTAAACACCTCAATTTCTACCTCAATCCCAACAATCTTTTCAATTGGTTTCCCTTTAAACGTTTTCTTTTCCTTTACTTTAGCAGGTGAACTGAAACGCAAACGAAGACTTGCATAAAATCCAACACCCATTCCCCCGGGTGCTGTGTATTTTTGCCCATAAGGTCCAGCATTTTGGTTCACACGAACTTGGTTACTTGCCAACATTAGGTAATCTGCTTCTTGTATAATACGGCATGAACGTCTTAATTCTTGACTAAATTCCTTTGCCCTACGTTGCCCCATTTTATCACCTTCGTCAGTACCCATTTCCATATCGGTAGAAAGTGCAGCAAGTGAATCTGTGAAAATACCATTTACTTTCCCATTCCCAACTTCCCATTTCCTCACTGCTTGAAATACCTCAGGTACGGTGTTTGGTGTATAATAGTTTTCAGGTTTAACCGTAAAATCAAACATAGCAGCAAATTGTTTATTGAGGCGTGCTTCTGGATCTTGAAACATAATCTCACCACCACTACGTTGTATATTTCCTGCTACCTCACACAACAATACAGTTTTACCACTACTACTCGGTCCAAATGCCTCTACAAGTATTCCGGAGGGCAAACCACCACCATGCACAACACCCCCACTGATTGCTAAATCCAAAAGAGTTGAACCGGTTGATGTAACCTTTTTTAAATTACCCTCATACGGATCAAACGATTGTGCAGGTGCTTTACTGGTAGCGTGTGTTTTCAGTTGCTTTTCCAAATTTGGTTCTCTACGTACTCTTGTTCTTTTCATCTTCAAGTAATATTAAGATTCTGCCAATCGTTTCCACATCCAATTTCTTGTATTTCAATTCTTGTTTTAGCACTGCTTTGAACGTTTCAAAAGTTTCACCCCTTGTTCGCCCCCACACAATAAATGCGTTTTGTACAATTTTTTGTTCCAACTTATTTATTGAGCGCAACAATTTAGTTTTTTTAACCCACTCTTGTATCAAATTAAGCACAATACTAGATTTAGTAATATTGTAGGCATTACAATACAGTGTGATATAATCAGCCTGTTCCTTAGGGATATGACTCCCTAAGAAATTAAAGGCTGTTCTTCGTTTCCGTTTTTTCGGAATTGTACTTAAAATACCCATTACTTACCTTGTTGTTTTTTGTAACAAGCATTCCATAAATCACAAGTATCACAATCATCAAATTCATCGTTGTCCACTCCAAACGTGTGGTTCGTTGGGCAGGCTTGTTCAGTGGTTTCCTCTGCTTTTTTAGCTTCTGCACGTCTGCTTGTACGTTTGCGTGGTGTAGATGCTTCCTCCTCCTGTTCAGGTTCTTCTTTTTCAGTAGGTTCCACTTTTGGTTTACGCCTTGTTGATGTACGGACAGTGCGTTTTGGTTTTTCTTCCTCCTCCGCCTCCTCCTCATCGTCAATAGCAATTTCAAAAAACTTTGCTTTCATTTCATCATAACTCAACTCATTAAAACACTTGTCAAGTTCTGGAACTTCCTCTAATACACTATCGTCATACTGTTGGTCACGTGCCTCAAAGTCAAACCTTGTTGGTTTTGCAAATTTAATTTTACCAAAACTTGCTTCGGCAAATCGTACTTTTAATGAAACGCCTTCTTCATGGTCAGGGAAAATCTCAAATTCATCTTGGTCACCTAATTGCTCTTCAAATAGTTCTTGAAACAGGAAATCAGAAAAGTCAAACAAATAAACTTTCTCATCATACTTTTTATCCCCAATAGGCATAACAGCATACAAATTTCGACTGCTTGCATACAAGGCTTTTACTTCCTCTTCTTTGTCCTCTTCTTTACTCAACTCATCCCTAAAATCACAAATTGGGCAAGGTTTTCCAATACTACGCAAACATAAAACCTTCTCGTTGTTTGCACCAACTTGTTTGTGTACTTTAAAAGGGCGTTTGTACCATAAACTACCCGCAACGGCAATTTCATTTGTTTCGTCCTTGTCAGGGTGTGATTTATCAGTTACCTCATAAGGCATAATGTCAAACATGTATTTTGAATCTGCCTCTGGTATAAACATTTCAACCCCACTTGGTATTGATAAATAAGCAAACCCTTTCCCACTTTTCCTACGTGCAGCATTTGTACGTGTTTTACCTCTAAAACTTCCTTTACTTTTACGTGTCATAATTAATTAATTTTAAATTGTGATTAATCGTTTTTTCTTATTCTAACTTTTCTATTACTTCTTTCCTTTGTTAACTCCCTTGTAGCTTTGCGTTGTTCAACTTCCATTTTTAAATTGCGTGGAACTTTCGGTCCTGCAAAGTACTGTTGCCCATTTAGTATTACAAGGTTTTCTAAAGCTGCTTTGCGTGTAAAT